AATTAACAATCATACGCAAGAATCTATTGGGATGAGTTTTTAAATATTCTTTAGGAAGTTGTGGCATTCCAGACTTAGGAGTCTTTTTATAATCTGTAATTTTTTGATTATATAATAATTTTTTAATAGAAGCGGCAGCCCAGATTTGTATATCGACGCCAGTTCTTTTTTTAATAATGTTAATTAAATTATCTCTACGTTTCTCTAACTTTTCTCCAAAACGCTTTGCTTTTTCGACATCTATTTTAACTCCTTTAAACTTCATGTCAACCAAACACGGGAATAGTTTTGTCTCTAATGTAAAAATTTTTCGTAGACTTTTCTGTTTCGGAGGGTATATAATTTCGTCTAATTTTTTTTCAAATAAATTCCATAACCTTAATGTTAAGTTAACATCTTGAAGTGCATAGTCTTTAACAAGATCATAAGATAACTTATGCATGTTAGACAGAGGATCTTTAATTCCTAATTCTTCCCATGCTCTTTCTTTTAAATCATATTTATATTTTGAATCTTGTAAGTAATCTTTACTTAAGGCGTCTAAAGAATATCTCATTCTGGTTTCATCAATAACAGATGCAGCAATCATGGTGTCAACGATTTCTCCCACAGGCATCTCTCCTGTGACGGCTCGGATCCAACCCACATCGTACATAGCATTATGAAAAACCTTGCGTAAACCCTTGTTTTTAAACACTTTTTTATTAAGTTCTTCCCACGTTTCTTCTGCATCTAAATTGCTTGTCATGGCATGAGCAATTGGAAAATATAAATTTTGTTTTGAAGTTGCTATGGCAATACCACAAACAAATCCATGTCCTCTTATTGCTCCTGATCCTTTTCTTTTTAAATCTGGATCATAAGTTTCTAAGTCAATTGCAATTGTATCTATACCTTTTAAATTTAGTTCGGAAAGATCTGGAACACACATTACTTTTTAATTATCCCCCATGAGTTGGGTTTATCTCTTGCTTTACGTTCTTCCGCTTGTCTTTTTGATTCTTGATAGGATTCTTCTAATTCTTTTTTCTCTTTCTCTACTTCTTCTAAAAAATCTTTTTGGGGATAGTCTCGTTCAATAATCATTTCTATAAAGTGGATTGCTTTTTCTAAATCTTGTCTTTTTCCTTTCAATCTGTGTCTCAAGATATATTTTATAGCGCATCCTTCGGGGTATAGCAACTCATTTTCGATTACGAATTTACTTGGCTGAATTTTAAAATTCTGATAGTGTGATCCGCCAATTTGTTTATCATATGGATTTTTCATCGCTCTCCTAACTCCCATCTTCCCTGTGAGGGGATGGTCCAGTAATCATAGATAGCTCTACTGTATGCGGTATATTTTAATCTTAACTGAACATAATAATTTTCCTTTCGAGTCATGGTTAAATCTACAATAACATTATCAAACGTTAATCCTTTTATAGTATGAATGTTTCCATACTTCACACGAATGTCTTTATTAAAATCAAATCCCTTTCTTAAAACACTTTTAATATAAGTCATTCTCCTGTCATGTTTATCAACTCTCTTTCTTATAAGATCAAAGTCTCTGTGAGTTTTACAATCTCTTTTTAAATATTTTTTTTCTATTAATTGGTCCACCGTATAATCTTGTTTTATCCACTCGTCAAAAGTGTTTACCTTTCCTTTACCAAAGATTTTAACTTTACTAGAAAGATAATCCCAAAATTCTTTTATCTGTGTAAGACTCATGGGTTTACCATCTAAAAAATCTTCCCATAAATAATGAGCTCTTAATTCTTTTTTAGACACAAAAGGGGAACTGTCTATGTGAGAAAACTCGATGGCATTTTCAATAAAGAATTGTCTTATCTTTATATCGCTTGGTGTTCCTCTAAATGTAAATAAAAATGTTTCATTAGTATTATGAATTTTATCTAATAAGTTATCTAAATGGGTAGAACCATTTAAATTAGGTAAATGATATCCTTGCCCTGGAATCGTTTCCCCAATCTTTCCTTTGCCATGTCTTTCAGTATAAACAGCGGGAGTCCATACTCTACTGTACCCATACTTATCCCACAGAGGTTGAATAATATCTTTACATTTTTGATTAACAGCTTGACTACATCTTTTTCCTTCTTTTAATTCCTTAAAAGGCTTAGCTGAAAGTTTATGAAAGTAATCTGCATCTGATCCAGAAAATTCAAATATAGTTTGATCGGCATCGCCTACCATGTAGTAGTGTCCATCCTTAACGTTACGGGCCATTTTAGTAATGGCTTTTAATTGAGGAACATTACTATCTTGAGCTTCGTCTATTATTAAAACATCAATCTCCGGATCTTTGGCTAAAGTTTCAAAGTCTTCCACCATATCTTCAAAATCACAAATATTATATTCTTTTTTATAATTGTTATAAACTTCATATAATTCGGTTAAAAGTTTAATATTATTATAGGGTCTATAGTCATTCGGAATACATTTTCTCCAGAATTGTTCTAGTGTTAAACCTTTTCCCCTTGCTGCCTTTACATATTTATAAAATCCATGCTTCTCTAAATTTTTTTCAGTACTATAAAAATGTCTATTGAGGTTAATTAAATTAGCATGATCTGTTACTTCATCAAATTTTTCTTTATGGGGTACTTTATTTCTACAATATTTATGAATTGTACATATTCTATTTTTAAAAAATTTCTTACGTAGCCCCCTTTCTTTCATTTCGTCTAATTCTAAAATCGCATCTCTAATTTCATCGGCCGCTACATTGGTATGAGATAATATAATAATGTTTTCTGGAGAGTATTCTTTTAATAAATCTTTATAAAGTTTAACAATAAAAGTATGAGTCTTTCCTGTCCCCGGAGGACCAGCTACAAATCGTGGATTATTCACTTGTTAACTCCTTAAATTCTCCTTCAAGAATCATATCTTCTTGTTTTACATCTGCATCTTTTATTCTCCAGGTGACACAAGATTTTTCTTTATATTTTCCTCTGTTCTTATGAGCTTTTAATACTGTTTGCACTTTAAGGACTAGATCGACTCTGTCTTTAAAATTCACTTTTTTATTTTCTAAATAATCTTCAAACTTATCTAAATTAAATTCTAATTCTTTTAGTGTAGGATTGTAATAAGGGAGTCCGTAATGAAATAATTCTTTTTTATCTGTGTAGGCTTTAACTTCTTTAAGATAATTTTTAAAATGTTTTATAAATCTATAATCTTCTGCAGCTTCTTTTACATAATCAGCTGATCGTGTTCTCTTCTCATATTTCTTTCTCATAATAATTTCAAAGTCTGCGGGTTTCATCTTTGGAACCCACACTGACGCCTGGGTAATGATTGCATCATAAAATAATTTTTGGTTCATGAGCGTTGGTCCGTCAACCGTGATGCGTTTTTCTTGAATCTCTCCCTCGACTATAGCATTAACATTAATGAGATATCTATCACTTCCATACTCAATAATATCGCCAATAGATTCTTGTGCAATTTCTTTGCCAGCTATATGCTTGACTCCCACCCAACTAAAAATTTCTGAAACAGCATTGTTAGAACAACCAATAATCTCTGCAAGTTTAGGTATACCTAAATTTTTATTTGCTTTTTTACCACTTGTTCCTTTAGACATTCTTTTGTTGGCTTCGTCATCATTAGACTGAGCAGCCACATTGAAAACAAATTCATCGATTTCTTCTACTTCCCAATTAGTATGCTTTAATAGAACTCCTGCAATACCTGTACAATAAGCGTCTCTTTGGCCCTGTGGTGCATATAAAAGGCAAAGAGCTGTAGAGAGGGCCACTTTGCCTACATCTGCTCTTAAATCGCCTGTATATTCGTGTATGGAGGTGTATTTCTCCCACTTAACAATTTCATTGGCTTTACTATGTTTGGATTCAGGAACAATGGTGTATTTAGTTGCTCCACTTCTTAACTCACAGATCATGGCGCCATGAGGTAAAGTTTTATAATATTCTTTTAATTCACCAGGAAGTTTAAACTGTGTAAATTCTACTTCCCCTTTCCACCAGTAATGACTCCAAGGATTCGCTCCTCTTCCTGAGACTGCGCCACAGCCATTTACATATTGGGGTATAAATCTTTTAGCTAAAGGATTATCTACATCTAAATCTATATCTTGGTCGAGTCTTAATGCAATTTCACAGTGAGGGTAATTCTTTTCCCATTCTTCTTTTGATATTTTAAATTTTGTATCAGACCATTTCTTGACTTCTGGAATTCCCTTCATACAAGGGATAATTATCCTACCAGAATCAATCCAGTCTTTATAAGTAATTGGCGCTTTATTTTCTTTTTCTAACATAATCCACCTTTGACTAAGGGGTTCCTAGGAACCCCTTAATCTTTTTTCCTAGTCCACTCTCGCTTTCTAGAAAATTCAGAAATTATAAATTAATTTCCTTTTTGGGTTCTACGCTAGACTCATGTTTCGCCTGGACTTCTCCTTTGTTTACTCTTTCAGAAAAGTTTTTAGCTACTTCATAAACAGACTTGTCTTGAATTGGGCCTTTTAAAGACACATCCCATCCAAACCATGTTCCCTTGTCATTAGACATTTGAACAGCTTTTAGAGTATAAATGTGGCTGTAAGTTGGCGGTGTAAACAATCCATTTTTGCCTTGCATTTTTAATCCCATCATTAATGAGTTCCACTTTCTACTCACTTTGAGTTGAGTGGCCTTCATCGAAATTAATGCAGTGGTTGGAGTATCACCTAACAAAATAACAAAGTGACTGGCTGTGGTTTCTAAATAATTACCATTAGCCATTCTATCTTTATTATCTTTGCTTCGTTGAGTTTTAGGTAAAGAATCAGAAGCTTCATATATGTTCACTGGTGCGCCCATACTAGCTCCTCTATCTTGCCATTCAATGTACTGTCTTTTATAAAAGACTGGAAGTACATCGATTCCTTTCGCACCATCGAACAACTGATTTGAAACAGTATTGATAATCATACCAGGTTGTGCACCTTCTATGTATTTCGCATGCTGTTTGTTGATCTCTGGTGATAAATGACCCAGAACTTTTAAGAATGGTAACGCAAGATCATCCTGCGCTATGTTCTGTGATCCTTTATTAGCATCTGCTTCAAATAAATTTGAAGACAATGCGCCGGCACTGTTACGTACTGTAACATTCGTTTCATTTTTCATGTTTATTGTTTCCTTTTTATTGTTGTTTTATTTCCAACGAATACGTTGAAAAGTTCCGTCGGCATTTCTTTTCCTGCCTCTAAACGTTCACGGACTAACGCTTTGAGAGTCATAGGTTCGACCTTCAACTTTTGTGTCGGTTCAAACCCGTGACTCTTCGCAAGGTTGGCATAATCAGCCGCCTTGTTATCTTCGTTGCGACCAAAAGATACGAGTATCTCGTTTTTGATTATATCTCCTAGTCCATTATTACGAAGCCAGTTAAACGCCGCTTCTTTATTCGCTTGGGTGATGGTAGCGTTATAATGCGGCTTAACATCTACAGAAGATCCATCCATAAGTTTAAGATGAGCTAAACCCATCTCCGACATCATAGTTGGAATTATTTCTCCAGATAAATGTTCTAAATCTCGTTTAAGAACTTTTACGTCCTCCTCCTTGTGTTCAAGAGCACTTTGAAGTTCTTCTAGTTTTTTTATTTTATCAGCAAGTTTATCTACATTTTCTGTTCTGTTTAATAAATCTTCCTGGTCTTTTTCAAAATCAATTGCCATCAATTTCTCCTTTCTCATGTAAATTAATTTCTATAGGATAATATTTCCTTTCTTGTTTATCCCATTTTAATAGATTGTAGTTTCCATTAGTATTGTCTGATACGATAGAACAAGCTACTCCTATGATTGCTGGATCTCCAGTTAATAATAAATAATCTTTTTTAGAAAAATTTTTTAAACCTTGCCTCAGTTTATAAATTAAAGGACCCGGTGAAAATATAATTTGAGAAAGCTCAGGTAATAAAAATTTTAATTTACCATACCCTGCAGCTCCCATAATATTTATTTTAGGTCTCCCTTCTTTAGTTCCAGGAATTTCCTGAATAACGTAAACAACTGCTTCAGGATTTGTTGAATCTGGAGTAGGTCCACATTTTAAAGTGCTAAAAACATCTTGTTGTATCTTTCTCATTGACAAACAATATAGCTATGTATATATAGAAGTCAAGAAAGAAAAAATAAAAATTATGAATTACAAATTTAAGACGAAGCCATACGCGCATCAATTAACTGCGTTGGAAAAATCTTGGAACAAAGAAACGTTTGCCTACTTTATGGAAATGGGAACGGGGAAATCTAAAGTTCTACTGGATAATATTTCAATGCTGTATGATAAAGGTAAAATTAATGGAGTGTTAATTATTGCACCTAAAGGAGTTATTAAAACCTGGTACGAACAGGAACTTCCTACTCATCTTCCTAATCATGTCGAAAATGAGGCAATTTTATGGCAAGCTAATATTACTAAAACTCAACAACAAAAATTAGATAGTTTATTTGAACCAGTTTCTCATCTTCATATTTTAATTATGAATGTGGAAGCCTTAAGCACTCCTAAAGGTACTAATTTTGCTTATAGATATTTATCTTGTCATAATACTTTAATGGCCATTGATGAATCCACTACTATTAAAAATCCTAAAGCAAAAAGAACTAAAAATATTTTAAAGCTTGGTACTTATTCTAAGTACAGAAGAATATTAACCGGCTCTCCGGTAACTAGAAACCCACTAGATCTTTATACTCAATGTGAATTTTTAAGTCCTTGGTTATTGAACTTTGCTTCTTATTATTCTTTTAGAAATAGATATGCAGAAATGAAAACAATGAGATTTGGTGGAAGACAGTTC